TTCGTTGTGGATGCAGGTACTAATCGGGTTGGTATTGGTGTAGCACCCTCAGAGGATTTACATGTAATTGGAAAGATTCGGACAAATGATGCTTTTAATACTGCTGGATCCGATGGAGCGAATTATTATAGTGATGGCGAAGGTAGTGCTCCTATATCATTTTTTGATGCTATGGGACAAACAAACACCGTAACAATTAGGGGTGGTCTTATTATTTCTTGGACTCAAGCCTAATACGGTATAAGATGGAGCTAATCATATGACTTCTGAAAATAAAAACCTTAGATTATCTAAAGAAACATTAATACCTTTAGGCATGGTAATAACTATATGTGCCGCTGTGGTGTGGATAAGCTCTCAACTTACTACTATCAACCATAAGCTTGATATGATTGAAAGTTCTATGCAAGATCAATGGACTAGACGCGACATGGAGAACTGGGGGTTACGACTTAAGATGTCAAACCCTGAGATTACTATTCCCGGCTTACCTTCCACACAGAAAAAGTAAGTTAGTCTACAATATGAGCTTGCTTCATTAGACGAATTACTCTTTGAGTATATCCTCGTCTAAAATTATTAAGAGTATTAATCATATTTTCTAGGGTTACAATCCCATTTAAACTAACTGCGTCTGTATCAAGAAAAGTTGCTAGTTCAGTATGTAACCAACTAATATCAGCTTGTTCAGATGTATTTAACTTACTTCTGCTTTCTTTTATTTCTTGGGGCTTTTTCATAATTTTAGAACCTCATGACCTTCTTTTTCATAATGACGCTTTCTAGCGTTAGAATGTTCTTTTAAATACTTTTCTTTATCTAAGAAATCATAGATAAAAACTTTATCTTTAGAGATATGACGACGCAACGCTCTTCCCAGAGCCTGTAAGGTTGCTATTTCTGATTTCATTCCTCTGGCATTAATGAAGTGGGTGATTTCCTCAATATTGATGCCTGTTTGGAGAATTTTAGTACCAATAAGAGTACTAGACTCTTTATGTTTTCGGAAGTTAGAAATACTCTTATATCGTTCTCCAAGAGAATCACTACCTTGGAGAAACTGTACTTCCCCATTATCAAGTAAGTTTGTTAAAATTCTTCCGTGATCAAGTGATTTAGTAAGGATTAGTATACGAGATTTTTTGCTGGTTTGTCTAATTTTATTTACTATCTCTTTAATAATATTATTTCGTTCATCATTATTAATTATGTATGATTCGTATACTTCTTGGTATGACATATCTTCATCTAGTCCGTCAGAATGCGGTCTCTCTACTAGCTGAATAACAGGTTTTGTAAGCTTTCCTGACTCCACTAGCCCTGAGGTATCTACACATGTCCATACAGGCCCCAGAGAGCCCTCTAAATTGAGTTTGGGGATAATGTCCGAAGGAGGAGTAGCTGTAAATCCGAAGCGATACTGAGCTTTTGGAAAGGCTCTGAGGGCAGCTAGTGTGGTTTTACCATTTGCAAACTCATGACATTCATCTACCATTAATACTTCGGCTTCTTCGAGGTGGGTGTCGAGGATTTTTTCGATACTTTGGACAGTGCAAAGCATAATATCCCCATAAATATAACCCTCACCAAAACAAAGGCCAATATTATCAATACTACAAGTTTCAGTAAGGAAATCATAAGTTTGTGTTAGGAGTTGTTTAGCATTAAAAAGGAGAATCATCTTTCTTCCAGCTAAAGCTTTTACCAAAGCAGCGATAATTAGAGTTTTACCTGAGCCAGTAGGAGATTTTACTATTCCTCTTTTATTATTTAGTCCTGTCTCAATAAGCTTTTTTTGATAATCGTAGTAGGTAAAGCCCTTTATTTCCCAGTTTTTAAGTGGTATTTCTTTAATTTCCTCTTCATATACTAATTCAGGTACACATTTTATTAGTTTAAGGTCTTCAAGTACTCTATTGAGCATTCCTGTCTTAAATGCGCCTGTTTTAGAAATAAAATGTACTTTTCCATCCCACTGTCTTCGTCTATAAGCAGTAGAATATTGATATCCTGGTGTATTTTCGGAATACAGCCTATATAATGCGTCTAGAAGATTCGGATTATCAGTTGAAATTCTGGAATTTAGCGTACTTATGTGTATCTTCATCAGACTATTATAGAGTAAATCCCAGTATTTACTTAGGAGTATTTTTTATGGTAAATGAACCAGCAGTAGCTAGCGAAAAGCCACAAGAACAAATAAATAAGCTTTCCGAACAGCAAATTATCGACAATATTTTAGCGAACATGCCGTCTACAGAGGAGATTGCTGTAGAAGTTCCTTCTTTAAATAAATTTTATACTTTACATGATCCAGGGAAACCTATTTCTCTCCGTCCAATGACTTTTGAAGATGAAAAAATTATGGCATCTAATTTAGGAGGTGTAGATGCACTAAATGTGTTGCTTACTAGGTGTCTTAGTAATATTAAGGTTGATTCTCTTCTTCAAATGGATAAACTATATCTTATAATGAAGCTTAGAGAAATTTCTTATGGAGATGATTATCAGGCATCCATTACATGTAGTGAATGTGGGAAGGAAAATAAGGTAAAATTTACTTTAAGTAATCTTCCTGTAAAATACATAGAAGAAACGTTAACTGATCCACAAATTATCCATCTCCCAGTTCTTGATAAAGAAGTAAAAGTTAGACTTCCTAGAGTACGAGATGAAAATTACTTTTCTAATGCACAACAAGCTATAGGAAATTTGTGGAGATTTGTAGAGTCTATTGACAATTGTCAAGCAAAGACAGTAATTTCCAAAGTTATTCCTCAACTACCTCTTAAAGATGCCCATGTTCTTCTTGAGGCTATGGGGACATCAGAATACGGACTGGATACCAAAGTAAAATTTATTTGTAATTATTGCTCTAACAGTGAAATAATGGAGTTACCAATTACGGCTGATTTTTTTACGAGCAAATAGTTGAAGCTTTTAATTTAAAAGACCTCCTATATGAAGTCTATATACTTGTAAAACATTGTCGTTTCTCTTACAGTGATATTAAAAATATGTCCCGTTCAGAACGAAGTATATTTTTAGAATTTTTAACCAAAGAATTGGACGAGCAAAAAAATGCAACTAAACAACACAACCCTCGTAGATAGGGGTAACAGACCTAATATTAGTCAGAGGATTGGTCTTCGTACTTTTTTTATCAATGATGGTGCCTATGTTGATCCTTATGAAATTAGCGGAGTAGGGCTTTTTACGAAGTCTGATACCCTTTCTCCTAAAACAGTTATTGGTGTGGAAAATCTTGTAAGCTCAACGCCTCTTATGCAGTTTGGAGCTTCAGGGGAAACCCTTACCTCCCACGATAATTTTGATGTTACTAATTATGTTCCCGCTATTACAGCAAGTGGGATTTATAGGATTAGCACGGGTGAGTATGTTGTTGTTCTAGACGAGACCTTAGCTCTCTCTGGGTGGGACTACACAACCAATACTCAGGTTGCAGCTTCCAGTCTATCAGCAGTTAATGATTATGTGGATCTTTGGACAGTAAAGTTAAATTCTGCTTCTAAGTATCAGGTTATCACTAATCAATTTTCTCTTCATGAAGATACTTTCTTTGCTTTCACTGAGCCGCTACTTCTTACAACTTCTAACAAATTAATGAATAAACATGTGCGGTTTGGAGAGAAGATTAATCTTAAAATTGGGACAGAGGTTACTATTCAGAATCAAGATATAGATAAATCTGTTCAAAATATTTTTAAGGATTCTTGTATTACCAATGGAGCAGTTGAGATTAGAAAAGTAAATCAAGATTCAGCATTTGATGGACCGTTTGTTGTTGCCAGCTTTTCTGATACCAGTTCTGGGGTAGACATTACAAAAGATAATACTCTCTTGTTTAATTGGGATACAACCGAATTGACAGAATTACCGAGTTTTACAAGCGGATCTTTCGGAAGTCTAACGGGGACTTATAGTGTACAAGTAAAATATACTTTGTTAACCCAGACTATTATGAGTCCACTGTTTTATCTCACAGTGTCGTAAGGAGGTGATTCATGAGGTAGTTGTAGTCATACTTTTTAGTATGATAATCAACAAACTTCTTTAAGTCTCGGCCCTGCATGTGGGCATCGTTCCAATCGTTAACTTCCGAAGGAGGATGGCAGATATAAGGGTCTGCCATCCTTTTTATGCGTCTAAGGTAATCTAATTTGTTTACCCCTCTTTTTCCCGCATCATCATTATCATATCCAATAATGATTTTACCTTCAAATTCTTTTAATGCTTCTACTTGATACTCAGAAACTGAGCACCCCATAGTACAAGTGGCATTTACCCCTTGAATTTGGAGAGAAATAGCGTCAAGCGGTCCTTCGCAAACAACAAGATGATCAGCCTCATCATTAAACGGATATAAAATATGCGAAGGACGGGGCCAATTATCAGTGGGATTAAGATATTTAGGTGTCTCGTCGCCCAAAGTTCTCGCCTGAAAGTAAAAAATTTGCGAATCTTCTTCGAAGGGAATAATTAAACGACCTGCATAACGTCCTTTTGTAGAAACATAATATTTCGAATCACAGGTTTCTAAGTTGAATAAACGTCTTTCATAAAGAAAAGCCCAAGCATGTTGTATCAATCTATCCTCGGTATCATAATCCTCAACTTTTACAGATCGAAGATGTAACTCATCAACAGAAGAGGAGTTGGTTTTTTCAACCCTTTTAGTTTGAGGAATAAACTTTGTACTACTTTCTATGGATCCATCTAACTCTCTAAATAAAATATCAGCTTCAGCTTTAGTATAAGTGATTCCTTCCAGGTAAGCATAAAGCTGGGTGAAGTTACCTTTGTTTCCGGTCTTGAAGCATTGCCATAGTCCTGTATCTAGATTGATACTCATGTGACGTTTGTAGTCATTAGAAACATATACAGAGGGGACGATTAGCTCCCTATCACCAGAAGATAATTTGTAGTTATCCTTGAATTTCTCCAAGAAATAGTCTCTAATAAACTGAGGATCAATTATGTTCATAAATACAATATCTGAATCAAAATCTAAAACTTTTAAAGAGTGTCAGTTGAAGTACCGTTATCGGTACATTGATCGTTTCAAAGAAGAAAGGACTAATACTGACCCGTTGCAATTTGGTTCTTACATACATAAAATTTTTGAGGACGGTTATAAAGCTACCGACCTGGCCTCCCTACTTGTTATAGCCGAGGATCTCAAGAAAACCTATTCTTTTGCTGAATCTTATAATTCAAAGATTCAACGTTGTTTAGAGAACTTCTTAAGATTCAACGCTACTTTGTCAGAAACTGTTTCCACAGAAATGGTGTATGAGATAGTGTATGACAAAGAGAAAGATCTTAAACTCAATGGTATTATTGACCGCATCATTAAAGGTACTGACGGTGGATACCTTGTTATCGACTATAAGACCTCCAAGAGAGAACTATCTGAGTTAGATCTTTATCAGGACAGGCAGATGCAAGGTTATGCTTATGCAGTCCACAAAAAGTTAAGGGTACCCTTAGATAATATTGTAGTTGCTCACTACTACCCCCTCACCAATCACTTCATCACATGTAAGTATTCTCCGAATCAGATTAAGCATTATCTGAAAGAGAAAGTGGATCAAATGTGGAAGATCCGAAAGATGAAGAAGGCTGAGTTTAAGGCTATGCAGAATCAGTTCTGTAACTGGTGTGGCTATCAAAGTATATGCCCAGAGTTTAATTCTGGTAGGCTATGCGAGGAGCGTGTCCAAGCATTAAAGGATGCCAAGAAGCGCCAGAAGAAAGATTAAAGCTATCCCTAGAGGTATAATTTTTATACCTAATAGTACTATAGATCCAAGAAAATTTGTAAACTCTGGGAAGCTCTTTGTAATAGCATAAACAAGGAGCATATCTAACAGGTCATTTTTATCGGGATTTGTCATTTATGATTAGGGGGTAGTATATAAGTATGTCTATAGATTCAAAGAAATTATTTACTTGTTCAGGTGAGTATCTACATTTTTTTGTTAGGTAATTGTATAAGCTAGTTAGTTTGATGATTTTTTGTTTATTTAAGGATTCAAGTATTTTTATCTGAAAATGTTTTACAAACTTTTCAGAGTATTTATATCTCCATTTCTCTACAAAGTCTTTATGTAGAGTAAAATTAATTAAATCCATAAAATCAATAAAGTCTATATCCATATTCATGATCAATTCTATATTATTATATAAACAGCATGGCTAAATTTTCAAAAAAAACTCTAGAATTTTTGAGCGCAGTAGGAGGAGATCAAGACAAGCTCCTGTCTCCTATTCCCCCTAGTGCTGATAGAATGGTTCCTGGAGTTTTATTAATTTTTAGATATGCCCCACATGGAACTCAGGGGGTTGACAGCGATCAAAGGGTTGTTCTTGTGGTGAAATGTAAGCGAGGGGATGGTGTTTTTCCAGGAAAGACTGGAAAGTTGGTTAGTTGTTTTAAACTACATAGTACTGGGGGTCCTCAAAGTTCTGAGGTAGTAGTAGAGACCCTTATAGAAAACCTATATACAAAAGGAAGACGAGCTTCTTATTATGGTAAAATAGCTCCGAGTTTAATTAAGTTATTAGGTAAACACACTTTTCATACATACAGATTAGAGGGGATGGATGATGTGTGGAAGTTTTCTTTAAAATCGTAAGCAGGAATACATTATAGTGCCAAACGAAAGTGAAAAAAAAGGATCGAATGAACTAACTCAAGAATTGGTAGACACTCTTAGAAAAACTAATACTTTGTTGAATAAGCAGCTTGAAGGTGACGACAAGGGGCGTCTAGACGGTAAAACTTTAGGGAAAAGTGCGGCAGGGACATGGGCTGTAGGTAAGCTTAGTTTATTGGCGCAGAGGGAAACCTTAAGGGTTCTTACGACTAGTCTTAAGCTACACGAGAAAAGTTTAGGAAGAGGTATGTCTCTACAGAAGGTTTTGGAGGCCACTAGATCTCAACAAGCTCAAATGACAGGATCTCTTACTGATTTTGCTACCGCAGTAGAGATGGGCTATGGTCAGATTGAATCGGGTTTGAAGTCTAGTAGTGCAGGACTGAACGAACTAGCGTTATATACTAAACTTACTGGAGGGAATGCTAAAAAACTGAATAAGCAGTTGGCTTCTCTTACCAGAGGGATGTTATTTACTAGAGAACAACAAGATTCATTAGGGACTACTATCCAGGCCCTTTCTCAAACTTTCCAAATGACTAGTGAAGAAATAGTTACTGCTATGGAAGGTTTAGGAGAGGGAATGAGAACCTTCTCAGTTTTAGATATTGGTGCTGAGATGGCTGAGGGTACCGCAGTCTTAACAGGCTTTAGGTGTTTCGAATGAAAGGAGAAAGTTACTTACTGGTGAAGCAAACACTACTAAAACTCTTTTAGACATGGTTGTGAAAGCAGGTCGTAATGCTGATATGCTGGTTGAACAAATGAAGGGAACCTCTGACCCTGCTTATGCGTTGCATTTATTAGAAGGTACCATGGGTAAGGGTCTAGGAGATTCTTTAAGAGTATTGAAGCAACTTCGAAAGCAGGCTGGTGAGGGGGGTATTGAAAAGCTTCTTGAGAATGCCATAAAAGCGAACAAAATAAATAGAGAATATACTACCTCTTGGAATAACTTTAGAAAGACGGTTATGTCACCATTAAAAGAGACAATAATGGAATTTTTGGGAGGGTTTTTTGATTGGGCAACTAAGAATATAGATTCTTTAAAAGCCATAGCAGAGACACTCTTTAAACTTACATCGTTCTTCTTAATGGGTAAAATTGTTAGTAAAATATTTCCGGGCTTGAGCGGAGGCATGGGAGGCATGGGCGGCATGGGAGCCGCGCTGGCTGGGTCTGCCCT